TCAGAATTGCATATCAATTTGCTTAAAATCCTCGGTGGCAGCCGGGGATTTTTTCTTTGTGATTTCATCAAGCGCATACTTAAAAGCCCTGCTAATCGGACTGATGTCTGATGCCATTCCGAAAGCACACAAGACCGAAGCAATAAATCTCCAGTCCGTTCTGCTTATCTTCGATTCATGACAGCCAATCATCTTTGCCAGACCGCGCTGAGTAAGCGCTGACAGGTTGATAAGTAAATCTGTTTCTGCGCGATCAACGTCGCGCTGTGATAGTTTGCTGTAACTTGTTTGTTCCATTTCTTAAGATTTCCAATAGTGAATAGCTAGTTGAAAGGTATGCATGGAAACGCATATGGCCTTGGTTGGTCAGATATCTTGGGACTCGCTTTTCAGCGACGTAGGACGAATGTCCGTTGTTACAAAGAGCGGATCCGCTTATTAAGCGGATTTGTGTTCTGGCGGGAATACGTCATCAAGACTTACTTTTGCGCCTAACTTGTTTAGACACGCAACAAGAGCACGGCATGTTTTAAGGTCTGGGAAGCGACGACCAGATTCCCAATGTCCGATAGCTCCCTGTGTGCATCCAACTTCCTTAGCAAGTGTTGTTTGAGAGATATTCAGTGACTCTCGATATTTTCGTAGGTTGCTCATATGCCCTCCATAGTAACCATGAAGAAAAAATACAATATGTACTTTTTGAATGCAAGCAAAAATACACATTGTGCATGGATGGTTGCAATACAGAGCGTAATAATAAGGACATGAAAATGAAATGGTATGAACTGGCTAGATCCAGAATGAAAGAGCTCGGCATAACTCAAGAGAAGTTAGCCGAAGAGCTAGGTATGACGCAGGGTGGGATTGGACACTGGTTGCGCGGATCTCGTCATCCATCTCTTAGTGATATTGGTGTGGTGTTTAAATACCTTGGTATTGATAACATATCATTCAACCACGACGGGACATTTTCACCTGTTGGCGAATACTCATCGGCCCCAGTTAAAAAACAATATGAGTACCCTGTTTTTTCTCATGTTCAGGCTGGGATGTTCTCTCCAGAACTTAGAACCTTTACCAAAGGTGATGCAGAGAGATGGGTAAGCACAACCAAAAAAGCCAGTGATTCTGCATTCTGGCTTGAGGTTGAAGGTAACTCAATGACCGCACCAACAGGTTCCAAGCCCAGTTTTCCTGATGGAATATTAATTCTGGTTGACCCTGAAAAGGCCGTTGAGCCTGGCGATTTCTGCATAGCCAGACTTGGTGGTGATGAATTTACCTTCAAGAAACTGATCAGGGATAGCGGTCAGGTGTTTTTACAACCACTAAACCCACAGTACCCAATAATCCCATGCAATGAGAGTTGTTCCGTTGTGGGGAAAGTTATCGCCAGCCAGTGGCCTGAAGAGACGTTTGGGTAACCACAATACAACCTTGTTGTCGCAAAAAGATCGCATATGCGATTGTTTATTAGAAATAGAAATCGCCATATAGGCGAATAGTCGATCGCGGCGCATAACCTAAGGAAATCAATAACATATGCCAAATTTACCGATGGGCGGATCGCAGGGTGAATTACCCTTAGTACCTACAGTAGAAGTTGTTGCTGATGGCATTCCTATGGGGGTGCTTAATGATGGAACCCCTTATCTAACTCTTTACGGTTTAGCCAAATTATGTGGCATAGATGAAGCACCTCTTCGAATGTTTACATCTAACTGGGAGACTGAAAAAAATAAGCCAAGAGGACAAAAAGTAGCTGCATACTTAGCTGAGAAAGGATTTAACAACGTTGACCGACTGTATACCCGCGTCATAAATAGCTCAAACGTTGAAACACATGCTTATCCTGACTATGTTTGTATGGCTGTTCTTAGGTACTATGCCCTCGATGCCACAAATTTTGATAGATCCGTTGCAATAGGAAACTTTGTTCGCTTAGCTGAATACACGCTCAAGCGAATGATCTATGAAAAAGCAAACTATAACCCCAACGCTGCCATAGACGTTTCATTCGAAAACTATAGAGCTCGTATAAAGCTAAACAACCAAATACCAACAACTCATTTTGCTGTATTCAGAGAAATAGCAGATATTGCAATGACGTTAATAGGAAATGGCTTTCCTATGGATGATACCACGTCACTAGACGGAAGCGTTGGAAATCACTGGGGAAAGTATTGGACAAAAAACAACCTTTCCGAGAGATTTGGTGATAGAGTTCAATATCAACACATTTTCCCTGAAAACTACAGGCAATCTGCAGCCAACAAGTACATAAAAGCCTGGATTTACCCTATCGAATCATTGGGGCTATTCAGGAAATGGCTTCACGATAACTATGCCATGGAAAAACTACCCAAATATCTTGGAAACAAAAAAATCAGTAACATAACTGAACTATTGGAAGCCGTCAAAAAACCAGCATTACCAAACCAGTGATAAAATTATTTACGCTACAGCAACCCGGCCTCAGCGCCGGGTTTTCTTTGCCTCACGCCCCCACCTAAAGACACATAACCAAATGTATTTATTGAAAAATAAATAGATACAACTCACTAAACCACGCAATTCTGATCTCTCCTTACATCGCCGAGGCGATACACCCACGCTAAAAAACAACACTATTAAATACAAAGTGTTATAAAAAATCACCCTATTTTAGAACAAATCGTATTGACCCAATAAAGTACATATCGTACTATTTAACCGTCAGCAGGACGCTGGAAGCCAAACGGAACAGACTGGCAGGCTCTTTAAACAACGTCGAACTCTCGACTACGTGGCTGAAAAGCCAGATCACCCAACCACATAAGCTATGGGATGCAATGCCGGAGCAACCGTCTCAGGAGGAGCTTCGAGATTGCATCGCCAAAGTTTATTCGGGAGGAATCCATGTCCAGAAAAACAGAATTTAAAGGCACCGCAGCTTCTCGCCGTAGAGCTCGTCGCGCAAATCTGCAAAGTCAGGAGGCGATCAGCTCCGACAAGCTACACAGGCCAACCCCTTCACGAGTGGTCTTGCAATGCAAGCGCAAACCAGCAATGAGAGCAGAAGTGATAACTCTGACAACGTTGACCAGAAAATATGAAGGTTCAACTTGTCTTCCGAACGTAGCTCTTTACGCGGCAGGCCACCGGAAATCCAAACAACTGACAGCAAGATGACTTGTGTTGGTCACCAGAAAATGAAATCAGGCAGCAAACCACTTATTTGAGAGGAATTAATATGTCATCAATCCGCTTAACTACGAGAATGAAAGAGGATATCGCTCGTAACGCTTTAATTAAGTCCGGGGTTTTCACCGAACTTGAAGAAGTAACAAAGTTAAAGAACCGGCTTGCACTTGACGCCAGAGTTGTTGCGTTTGGCGGTAAAAAGAAAACTGAAGAAGTGGATCAGTTATCATCCAGATTAATGGCTATAAGTGAAGAACTTGAAAAGATGGGATGTTCATTTTACTCATACGATGTTCGTTCTACTTCAATTTATCTGACTGTATCTGGCAGAAGGGTTGGCTGGTATTCATATGGAAAAGACGGTAACGGCGAAGATATATTGCTCCCTACTCCTAACAGAGATAAATGCATGTTTAACGCAGAACACGAAATAACAAAAAGGTTTGATGAAATCTGCGCATTGCAACAAAAACTTGAAGCCAGGAAAAAGGATATCGAATCAAATGTATGGGCTGCTTTGAACTCAGTAACAACAGTTAAGCGACTTATTGAAGTTTGGCCTGAAAGCAAAGAATTGCTACCAAAAGAAGCAGATAAAGCAAGTACAGCACTTCCTGCTTTACGGGTAGAAGATTTGAATAAGATGATTGGACTTCCTTCCGAGGCCGCATAGTCGGCCTTTATTTTTGGCATAAACAACAGAATAAACACAGCACTGTGTATTCATTCCAACGAGTGAATACACGGAGCAATTTAAAGCGTAAATAAGGAGCACACCATGCAATATGCCATTGCAGGGTGGCCTGTTGCTGGCTGCCCTTCCGAATCTTTACTTGAGCGAATCACACGTAAATTACGTGACGGATGGAAACGACTCATCGACGTACTTAATCAGCCAGGAGTTCCCCAAAATGGATAAAACACTTATGGCTATCCAGACTAAATTCACTATCGCCACTTTTATTGGCGATGAAAAGATGTTTCGTGAAGCCGTCGAAGCCTACAGGAAATGGAGGTCAAAATGATTCCGGTAGAACTGGCGAAAACTCCAGAGTTAAGTCGATTAAAAAGAGAATATCACATTGCTGAGGCTCGTTACTGGCGTAAAGCGGGAGATAAATCAAAGAAACAACTTTGTTTATGGCAGGCACAAAGAGAGCGCATGAATGAGCGCGAGTTTCTTTCCTCCCCATCCGAATTACCATTCTGAGGTGAATTATGGATTTGAATAAATTCGATGAGCCATTCAGCCCCGAAGATATCGAATGGCGAATACAGCAAAGCGGTAAAACACGCGATGGCAAGGTGTGGGCTATGGTGCTGGCTTATGTCACGAACCGGGCAATCATGAAACGCCTGGACGATGTTTGCGGAAAAGCAGGATGGCGCAATGAATACCGCGATATTCCCAACAACGGCGGCGTTGAATGCGGCATATCAATAAAGATTGATTCCGAATGGGTCACCAAATGGGATGCTGCTGAAAACACGCAGGTAGAAGCCGTCAAAGGTGGTCGTTCCGGTGCAATGAAGCGCGCTGCCGTTCAGTGGGGAATCGGTCGGTATCTGTATAACCTTGAGGAAGGTTTCGCACAAACATCTCTCGATAAAAAGCAGGGGTGGCACAGGGCAAAACTGAAAGATGGAACAGGATTTTACTGGCTCCCTCCATCTCTGCCGGGATGGGCAATCCCAGCATCAGATAACAAACCATCACCAGAAAATACCAACCAGAAATCTCCATCGGTTGACTGCGAACAAATCCTGAAAGACTTCAGCGATTATGCGTCAACAGAAACTGACAAGAAAAAACTCATCGAGCGTTATCAGCGTGACTGGCAATTAATGGCTGGCAACGAGGAGGCGCAGGCTAAATGCGTTCAGGTAATGAACATCAGAGTTAACGAACTAAAACAGGCGGCATAAATGTCTCACTTGGACGGAATTATTAAAAGATTCGAGTCCAGCTACAAAGTTAATGAAACAACAGGTTGCTGGGAGTCTACCTATTCAAAAAACAAAGGAGGATACACAAAATTTGTAGCCTTTGGCGTAACAATGCTTTCTCATCGGGTTGCTTTTGAGCTTTATCACTCCCCCATTCCATCTGGGAAGATGGTTTGCCACAAATGCGATAACCCATGCTGCGTTAATCCTGAACATCTCTTTTTAGGTAGCGCGCAAGAAAACATGGACGACAAGATAGCAAAAGGAAGGCATCGTGGAGCCAAGAAAGGTCATGCTCATCATGGTGCAAAATTAACAGAGTGGCAGGTTATAGAAATTAGGAAAAGACTCTCTGAAAAAGAGAGTCAGTACAAGATAGCAAAAGACATGGGTGTATCTCAATCAATTATAAGCAACATAAAAACTGGCAAGAGGTGGAGCAAATGAGTTCTCGCGGGATAAATAAGGTGATTATCCTTGGTCGGGTAGGACAAGACCCTGAAGTTCGATACTCACCATCAGGAACAGCGTTCGCTAACCTGACAATAGCCACGTCAGAACAATGGCGAGATAAAAATACTGGCGAGCAAAAGGAATTGACTGAATGGCATCGTGTTGCTGTATCCGGGAAACTTGCTGAGGTCGTGGGGCAGTATGTGAAAAAAGGTGATCAGATTTATTTCGAGGGAATGCTGAGAACCAGAAAGTGGAAAGACCAGTCAGGGCAAGACCGTTACACAACCGAGGTTCATGTCGGAATTAATGGCGTGATGCAAATGCTTGGCGGCATTGGCGACAGCAAACAACAAGCAGCCAACAGGCAATCACAGAAGCCACAGCAGCAATCATCACCAGCACAACACAACGAACCTCCGATGGATTTTGACGACGATATACCCTTTGCACCAGTAACTCTCCCCTTCCCTCATCACGCTATTCACGCAATTTAAGGACTTACATGAATCACTTAATGGTTGACCTTGAAACAATGGGCAACGGTCCATACGCGCCAGTTATTTCTATTGGGGCGGTATTCTTTGACCCGAATACCGGAGAAACAGGAGAAGAGTTCTCGGTAAATATCTCGCTTGAGTCATCAATGCGATATCGGGCGCGTCCTGACGCTTCAACGATTTTATGGTGGATGGAACAGAGTGAAGAAGCCAGAAAATCGCTAACCAGCAACACTCAAGAGCTTTCAACGGCTCTTTCATGGTTATCTGAATTCATCATAAAGAACGCTAACCACAAATTCGTTCAGGTTTGGGGGAATGGAGCATCATTTGACTGCGTTATTCTCCGCAACAGTTATTCGCTGACAGGGCAGCCAGTTCCGTGGCAGTGGTGGAATGACCGCGACGTAAGAACAATCGTCGAGCTTGGAAAGGTAATAGGATTCGACCCTAAGCGAGATATGCCATTCAAAGGAACTCGCCACAACGCGCTTGATGATGCCATCCACCAAGCCAAATACGTTTCAGCGATCTGGAAAAAGTTAGCTAAATAATCAACCGGAGAAAAACATGCCAGCGCCTTTGTATGGTGCGGATGACGCGCGCCGCTGTTCCGGCAATTCCGTATCGGAGGTGCTGGATAAATTCAGAAAAAACTACGATCGGATAATGTCGCTACCGCAGGAAACGAAAGAGGAAAAGGAATTTCGCCATTGTATATGGCTTGCAGAGAAAGAAGAACGCGAGCGAATTTACCAGACATCAATCCGACCATTCCGCAAAGCCACATATACCCACTTCCCTGAAATTGACCCGCGCCTGCGTAATTACCGCTCACGCTATGGCGCTATCAGTAATGACTGAGGAATTAACCATGAGAGGACTTGCATACAATCCCGGCATTCTTCCGGCAGAAATGATTATTCGCCAACGCGTAAAGCCAATGCCATCGAGAGAGGAATTGCTTAAGAGAAATTCTTTTCCATCAGTGAATAAAAACAAATATCTGAATGCGATGTGGCGGAGTGGGAAGAAATGAAACAAATGTCACTAATTGAGATGGATGGTTTTCTGAAAGGTAAATGCATCCCATGTGATTTAAAGGTTAACGAAACAAAGGCTGAATATCTGGTGCGTAAATTTGCTGAAGCGGAGGCCAAGATTTCGGCTCTGTACGAAGACCACCAGAAAGCGATTGAGTCAATTAAGCAGGCTGATGCAGCTGTTAAGTTGGCACACGAGAAGTTTTCAGCGCTGGCGGCGGAGAATGAGGCGATAAAGTTCTACCTCAGAAACGGCCCGGTAATACGCAAAGGTGATGAGCTTGCAGCTGCGCACCAGTTTGCGCCAGAAACACCAGCCACCGACGCTTTCCTGGCTGAAGTACGTGCGCAGGGGGTTGAGATGATGCGCGAACATCCATCAATCAAACTTTGCTCTTTGACGCACATATGTGATGAGTTAGTCGACCAGCTTCGCAAAGGAGGCAACCAGTGAGTAAGATTGACTATCAGGTACTGCGTGAAAAGGCAGAGAAAGCAACTAAAGGAAGCTACATCGTAGGGCATACATCTGTTAACCAGCACGGCAATTTAACAGGAGTTTTTGTTTGTCAAAAATGGAAAGGAGAGCCAGGTGGCGTGATTGCAGAATGTCACGTTAACTGCCTGATTGAAACAGATGCTCAGGCTTATGCAAACGCAGAATTCATAGCAGAGGCTAACCCAGCTACCGTACTGGCACTACTGGATGAACGGGAAAGAAACCAGCAATACATCAAATCCCGCGACCAGGAGAACGAGGAAATTGCGCTAACGGTAGGGAAGCTGCGCGTTGAGCTTGAAGCAGAAAAACAGCGGGCAAAAGTTCTATTTATGGAAAATGCTCGGCTTAAGTCAGGTATAGCCGGTCTGATACACCTCGGTATTCGATATGCAGATGTTGAGGTCATGAGAATTGCTGGAGATGCCCAGCTTTCTACCCCATGCACTGACAGCATCATAAACAGCATTGCAACAGGCATTCGCATCAAAGGAGAGTGATATGAGCGCTATAACCAAAGAACGTATCAAATTATTCATTAAAAATCCGCTTGATAACGGACTTACTCGTGGCGAACAAATGGAACTGGCACGAATTGCACTGGCATCGCTGGAAGCAAAACCAATAGGTGCTTTCCACATTGCAGAACAGCAGGTCGATGGCACAAGTGACTACATCAAGGATGGGGAGTGGCCTATTGATAATGGGACAATTGAAGTATACGCCGCCCCTCCAGCGCCAGTAGTGCCGGAAGAAAAACCAATGCCGAACCCTCTTAGCATGTACGCGGTTGATGCTGTTGCCGCTATTGCAGAGGTGAGAGGATGGAACGCCTGTCGTGCAGCCATGCTTAAGGGGGATAAATCATGATTAATCGAACCAAACTGGAGCACATCCTCGAGTATGCCAGGCAGCAGAGGCGCTTTGGCCAGCTTTGTAAAATTCTGCCAGGAGATATGGTTGAAATCGTGGAGATTGCCATGCGTAAGACTGGCAACTCTCCGGTAACTCCGGATGGTTGGATAAGCTGTAGTGAGCGAATGCCGGATAGCAAAACAGCCGTTCTTGTTGCCAGGGAGTTTGACAGGAAAGGTGACTGGCGAATGAAATGGGCGACTTACATCCCGGGGCATCCTGACGCTAATGATGGGTGGATAATTCCCGGTGCGTCGTGGAAACCGTCACACTGGATGCCGCTACCGGAACCGCCGCAGGAGGTGAAGTGATGGACTCCTTCGCGAAATATACGATTATTGACTGGATAGCCTTCCTTCAGGTTTTGCTCATCTGGTTTTATATGGCTTACAGGAGTGGACAGTGGATTGTCAGTGTAGCCTGTAGCAAGGGATGGCGTTGGTGGAACCGAAAGAATAAAAAAGCACTGGCCTTGGATTCGTTTTACGAAGCATTCAATCTTAACAGCCTTCAGCCTGGTTCTGTCATTGTAGTCACCACTCAAAGTGGCATGACCATTCAGATTCATAAACCAAAAGAGGAAAAATGATGTGGCCTATATGTGTTAATTGCGGACGGATGTGCCTATCTGGATGGTGCCGAAAGTGCGACAAATGCACGAAGAAAAGACAATAACAATCCTCGCACTCGCGGGGATTTCTTTTATCTGAACTCGCTACGGCGAGTTTTGTTTTATGGAGATGATAAATGCACTTCCGAGTCACAGGTGAATGGAATGGAGAGCCATTCAACAGAGTTATCGAAGCGGAGAACATCAACGACTGCTATAACCACTGGATGATATGGGCGCAGATAGCACATGCAGACGTAACCAATATTCGAATTGAAGAACTGAAAGAACACAAAAACGCCTGATGGCGGTTTTTTATTGCCTGATTTGCAGGTTCGATTCCCTATTCGGAGATAGCACTCATGCAACACGAACTACAACCTGATTCACTGGTTGATTTGAAATTCATCATGGCCGATACTGGCTTCGGTAAGACCTTCATCTATGACCGGATTAAGTCCGGCGACCTGCCTAAAGCCAAAGTTATCCACGGGCGAGCAAGATGGTTATATCGTGATCATTGTGAATTCAAAAATAAGCTCTTAAGCCGCGCCAATGGGTAAAATAGCGGGTAAAATATTTCTCACATCTAAAAAACACCATTCCAATCAATCCCCTGCCTCGTCAAGTAGATGTCTGCAGGGGACACCAGATACCCTTCAAACCAAATCTACCTTCACCCCGTAAAAGATGGGTTTGGCAGCACACTTGCCCTATATCTACTCATTTTTACTGCAACAGGTTGAAATCTCAGCACTGTCAGAAAGCGCTGATGACTAAACAGCCCTGGGCCGGGCGATGTAACCATCATACAGAATCCTGATAGCGAAATATGGCGTGACTCGATACTTCACTCTGCAATGCATTCCTTGATGAATTCGCAGGCCCGTGATACACGGGACAGGTCGCTGAATGACGACAATGTCCTGGAAATCAGCGAACCGCGTATCCGGAGTACATTTGAGCGACTGTACCAGAACATGAATGAGGCGTTTGGATTAGGCGATTATTAGCAGGGCTAAGCATTTTTGTATTATTATTTTCCGGTTGAGGGATATGGAGATATCGACAACAACCGGAAAAAGTTTACGTCTATATTGCTGAAGGTACAGGCGTTTCCATAACTATTTGCTCGCGTTTTTTACTCAGGAAGAAAATGCCAAATAGCAACATCAGGCAGACAATACCCGAAATTGCGAAGAAAACTGTCTGGTAGCCTGCGTGGTCAAAGAGTATCCCAGTCGGCGTTGAAAGCAGCACAATCCCAAGCGAACTGGCAATTTGAAAACCAATCAGAAAGATCGTCGACGACAGGCGCTTATCAAAGTTTGCCACGCTGTATTTGAAGACGGATATGACACAAAGTGGAACCTCAATGGCATGTAACAGCTTCACTAATGAAATAATCCAGGGGTTAACGAACAGCGCGCAGGAAAGGATACGCAACGCCATAATCACAACACCGATAAGTAATGCATTTTTTGGCCCTACCCGATTCACAAAGAAAGGAATAATCGCCATGCACAGCGCTTCGAGTACCACCTGGAATGAGTTGAGATAACCATACAGGCGCGTTCCTACATCGTGTGATTCGAATAAACCTGCATAAAAGACAGGAAAGAGTTGTTGATCAAAAATGTTATAGAAAGACCACGTCCCCACAATAAATATGACAAAAACCCAGAAGTTTCGATCCTTGAAAACTGCGATAAAATCCTCTTTTTTTACCCCTCCCGCATCCGCCGCTATGCACTGGTGATCCTTATCTTTAAAACGCATGTTGATCATCATAAATACAGCGCCAAATAGCGAGACCAACCAGAAGTTGATATGGGGACTGATACTAAAAAATATACCGGCAAAGAACGCGCCAATAGCATAGCCAAAAGATCCCCAGGCGCGCGCTGTTCCATATTCGAAATGAAAATTTCGCGCCATTTTTTCGGTGAAGCTGTCAAGCAAACCGCATCCCGCCAGATACCCCAGGCCAAAAAAGAGCGCCCCCAGAATTAGACCTACAGAAAAATTGCTTTGCAGTAACGGTTCATAAACGTAAATCATAAACGGTCCGGTCAAGACCAGAATGAAACTCATACACCAGATGAGCGGTTTCTTCAGACCGAGTTTATCCTGAACGATGCCGTAGAACATCATAAATAGAATGCTGGTAAACTGGTTGACCGAATAAAGTGTACCTAATTCCGTCCCTGTTAATCCTAGATGTCCTTTCAGCCAAATAGCGTATAACGACCACCACAGCGACCAGGAAATAAAAAAGAGAAATGAGTAACTGGATGCAAAACGATAGTACGCATTTCTGAATGGAATATTCAGTGCCAT